TATGGTAGTTACACAAGTAATTTAATATAGATAACAAAGAGGAAGAAATTAGATGGCAACTAAAATTCAAGTAAAGAGAGATACAGCGACCAATTGGTCATCTGTAAATCCTATTCTATCTGCCGGCGAACCAGGTTTAGAGACCGACACCGGCGTTGTTAAGTATGGTGATGGCAAAACATCATGGAACGAACTATCAGCACCTCCAGGTGGTGACTCTACTTCAATGACCGCATGGTCTGGTAACAAGTGGAACTATCATAGTTCTTCTGGCGGTAAGAGTTTTATCTTCAAGACAGCCGGTCACGTTAGAACAGATGTTCGTGTCACATCCGGTCAAGGATGGGATAGTTCAACAGGTTTTGTTGTAAAGGTTTCAGAACATCCAAAGATCATTGATTCTGTCAAGACTGCATGGGATGGTTGGGATGATGGATATCAGTCACAGCCATATTTCTACATCAACGGTAATTGGTCAGGACATGTGGATCATTATACACTAGTTGGTGATGAAATGACTATCTATTCATCATGGAGCAATTCACTAAATCCAAATGATATGATTCAGTTTGCTGGTTGGAACTATGGTACACAGGCAAACTTTGCTACTTATATTTCCGATGTTGCACCAGACGGTTCTAACCTAGCATATGACGGAATGTATTGGCAGCCAACTGCTAATGTTTCTAACACCAACACATTCACTGTTGATCTAACAGGCATGGATCCAGAAAGTCTTGCTCTACTAAACAGTGGTTCAGGCAAAAACTATGTTGTTTTTGATTCTTACAGCAACAATGATGGTCGTAGAATTACTGCCGTTGCAAATACAGGTAGTGTTTACACCATCACAGTTTCAGGTGAACCTCTTACACTAAAGAAAAAGACAACAAAAACACTTCTTTGCCGTCCAGCAGTAAGTTACGGCGGATATCGTTTGGTTCTAAGCCCAGAAGAATATCCGCAACTTATTGACTATCTAAATGTCAATGATGGTAGTGCATATTTCACTGTCAACGGTGGTTCTTCTGTTCCAGTTTATTATTTCTGGCCACGTGGTGGTCTAGATAATAACAATTCTGGTGTAGACTATTATGGTCACTGGATGCTTGGCACAGAAACATATATGGAATATAGCCCACAGGATACCGTTGAACTACACTACACTGAAAAAGGTACATTTATTCGTTTCGACCTTTGGACACCAAATGGTACTCTAAGTGATCCACATCCTTCATCATCTAACCACGGTTATCGTTGGTTCTCATGGGAAGAGGATCTACCAACATTCAAGAATGCCAAAGGTAATGGTGTTCAGGGTGGTTGGATCGACTACCATGTTCAGGCAACTTGGCCAGATACATCCAGCAGAAATTGGGATAACAGAACATTCTCTGTATTCTTTGATCCAAAGGGTTATGATAACAACACCGGTGATACTACCGGTCTAAACAACTTCCGCTATGAAGGATTCCCAACAAACTCCGGTCCTGCACAACCTCGTGATACCAATGGTGGATACTACTATGGCGGTGGTGCCTTCAGTGGCCCATGGTATGACCTAGAGTTCCAGACAATGTGGGACTTCTACGAAGATGGTATCTTCTTCCATGCTTATCATGGTAACTATGATAACAATACACAGCAGGAAGTCAAGATTGACATTATGTGGAATGCTAGAATCTTCTATGCTGACACACCAATGTTAGAACCAAACGACAGATAACAGACGATTGGGGACGGCTTCGGCCGTCCCTTTTCATCATGATAACTAAATACCTAATAATAGAAGCATATCTAAAGTGCTACTCGGCACTATAAGGCAGGGCAATGACAAAGCAAAATATCAACATTGGAACAAATGCTAATGATGGTACTGGTGATACGCTAAGAACAGCGTTCGGTAAAGCAAGTAATAACTTCAATGAACTTTATAATAATGTAAGTAATGTTACTTCAAATCTTGCTAATCTTATTACCGTAGTTGATACTACTGATGGTGATCTTCTATTTCTAACATCATCGTCATTTGATACTGCTAACGCCGCCTACGATTATGCTAATCTTATCCTTGCTTCCGCACAGGCAGCCACACAGGTAGCGAATACAGTAAATGCTGCATTTGCTAATGCCAAGGCAGCATATGATTTTGCCAATGGTGTCAATACAACATTTACCTCCTATTATAATACCACAAATACCGCAATCAATCTTATTCTAAACTTGGGTAATATAGCAAACACAATCAATGCTATTCTGGCCGTAGTTGATAGTAATGCTTCCGCAGGATTCGATCAAGCAAATTCCTCTTATGAAAGAGCAACCATAGCATGGCAGCAAGGTAATACTGGCACACTACTCGCTATTGGTGCTCGAACAAATGCTGCGGCAGCATTTGGAATGACCAACGTTGCTTTTACATTTGCCAACGGCGTGTCATCAAATACTACATCAGCATATAGAGTTGCTAATTCATCTTATGATGTCACTAACGTTGCTTATGGTGCTGCCAATGCAGGATTCTTCAAGACAAACTCCGCATATGGAATAGCAAATGCTGCCTATGATAGAGCAAATACTAAAGTCAATACAGTAAATGGTGTTATTACTGGAACATTTTCAGTTCAGGGTAGTCAAAAAATACAAAATGGAAATTTGGTTATTCAAAACGGAACACTATCTGTAATTTCAAATTCAAATCAGATTGACATTATAGACGGTGTAATTTATATCAACGGTGTTGCACTAGACACAACACCTCCAGGTTCTGTTATTTACTTTGCTGCTACTACACCTCCAAGCGGATATCTAAAGGCCGATGGTAGTGCAGTTTCAAGATCCGCTTATTCAAGACTATTCTCCGCTATTGGTACTACATGGGGTGTAGGAAACGGTTCAACAACATTCAATCTACCTGACCTTCGTGGTGAGTTTATTAGAGGTTTCGATGATGGTCGTGGACTAGATTCTGGTCGTGTATTTTCGGCGGTTCAGACATCCGCACTACTGAACCATACACATACATATAATGACTTGTATGGTTTACAAGATGATAATCCTGGTCTAGGATCAATCTATGACATTTATGGAAATAAAGTTGAATACTATCAGGACGATGTTGATATGAATAATGATGAAGATGGTGATAGAGGTGCTGCTTATTATACAGGAAGAACAGCAGCAACAGGTGGTTCAGAAAACCGCCCACGCAACCAAACATTGCTTGTCTGTATCAAATTCTAATAGAGAGTTATATTATGGGACTTGAGAAAAATTTATCAGATGCCTTGGGCATCGACCACGAGGAACCACCTAAAAAAGAGGTGGTTCCATATGAACCTGTGCATCAAGTAGAACCTCTTGACGATCAAGACGAGGATTATTTACTTGTTAGAAATACCCTTAGAAATCTAATTGAAAAGGGTAACGATGCACTAGAGGACATCTCCACTATTGCACGACAGAATGAATCCGCAAGAGGGTTTGAGGTAGTTGCCAACCTGATAAAAACTGTAGGAGAAACGTCTAAGGACCTATATAACCTACAGAAAATGAAAAGGGACCTAAAAGAACCTGATCCTGCATCCGATCCAAGAAAGAAAGGTGCAGACCACATCAACGTGGAACAGGCTGTATTCGTAGGTTCTACTGCCGAACTACTATCGGCAATCAAACAGAAACAGGAACAAGATGGCAAGGACGCCTTACTCGTATCAGAACAACCCAAATCTGCCGAATGAGCAGTATCGCCATGCTTTCACACAGAAAGAATTGGACGAATATGTAAAGTGTGCGGAAGATCCTGTCTACTTTGCTCGTAAATATATCAAGATCATCAACGTTGACCGTGGTCTAATCCCATTTGAAATGTGGGACTTCCAGGAGCGTATGCTCCAGACATTCCATGATAATCGTTTCTCTATCTGCAAACTACCACGACAGGTTGGTAAGTCCACCACCAGTGTGGCATATATCTTACACCAAGTTCTATTCAATGAACAGTTTGTGGTTGCTATTCTTGCTAACCGTGCGCCTACGGCCCGTGAGTTGCTTGGTAAGTTGAAACTTGCATTTGAATATCTACCTATGTTCCTGAAACAAGGTATCAAAGAGTGGAACAAGGGTTCTATTTGGTTGGCCAATGGTTCGAGAGTTCTAGCAGACTCTACCTCAGGTTCATCTGTCCGTGGTTTCTCGTTCAACCTAATCTTTCTGGACGAGTTTGCGTTCGTTCCCAATAATATTGCGGAAGAGTTCTTCAATTCAACCTATCCTACTATTTCATCTGGTCAAAAATCTAAGGTTGTTATCGTTTCTACACCAAACGGCATGAATCTGTTTTATAAGATGTGGCAGAAGGCCGTTGACAAGACCAGCACTTATATACCTATTGAGATTCACTGGAGTATGGTGCCTGGTCGTGATGCCAAGTGGGCAGAAGAAACTATCAGAAACACCTCTCAAAGACAGTTTGACCAAGAGTTTGGTTGTGAGTTCTTAGGTTCATCCAATACTCTTATTTCCGGTTCTAAACTAGCATCATTGCATTGGAAAGAACCTATCTATAGAAACGAATGTATGGATGTATTTGAAGATGCTATTCCAAAACACACATATGTCCTATGTGCCG